TATGCAGTTGTTAATTCACCAGCAGCTTGAACAGGATTAAGTGTATCTGTAATAGGTGATGGCGCTTCAGCTTCTTCTTTAATACCACGACGGACACCAGTTAAAAATTGAGGAACTGCTTTTTGATAGAAACGTACAACGCCGCCAGCATAATCTACAGCCCCTTGAATTGCATCACCAAACGTAGGTGTATAACCTAAACCTAGTGGATTGTCTTCTTCCATTAAGCAATATGCTCCATAATAATTTTCTCACGGAGCCTATTGACTCCAAATTTCTCCCTCATCCAATCTAGGACATGGGCACTTCCTTTCTCCTGATTACAACGGGTGCAGGCACATACGACATTCGTTGCGACATCCTGCCCACCGCGAGCCCTAGGATGAACATGATCGATAGATAACTGACTAAGGTCATAAGTTTTTCCGCAATAAATACATGTATGGTCAAAGTGTTCCTTAATAGAGCGCCTCCACAGGCGCTTGGCTTCTGGTGAGGTCATAACTATTAAGTTGTAGAGGTAATCGTCAGGAGTTGGAAGTAACGGGGTCATGCTCGGCCTTTACGTGCTCGGTTTTTAGATGCTTTTTCAAGGAATGTTTTACCATTCTTTTTGTGTGATACATCTTTACCGTCACCATTGCCATAGGTACCCCGTTTTCTGTTTTCTTTGTTTAGTGCAGACCGTTTAGAGATCTGTAGTTTAGATGAGTCGTACTTTTTTTGATACGACTTATAGTTACCGTTAGCGTATTTAGCACCGCTATGTTTAGACGTGCGAGCCATTCATCCTCCGTTGTACAAGCTCGGGGTCTACCTGTGGCATAACCGCCGCTAGTTTAGACAGTGGATTACCTTCCATAGCAACACCACTGATGTCGTTAGTTTTGAGCCAGTCACAAGCTGCTTTCAAGTCTTGAGTAGAAGCCTCACCAGATTTGATACGGGCAAGAAATTCCTTTGTAACAAGGTTATGCAACTCGTTAAACTGGTCTTCAGTAGCCTTTTTCTTAGCCATTTCGTAAAGCTATTTGGTCAAGTTTGTTTTCAATACGTACCATGTGATCTTCCATACGACTAAGTAGCTCAGATAACTCTGTTTTTTTGACATAGTCAGTAGCAACAGTCAGCTCTATACCATCTAGTCGTCGATCCAATGCACTGATACGTTCATGCACACTGTTTATTCGGTTGTGTAATCGATTGTTTAAAGCTGCTCCAGCTGTGACTACTGCCACAACAGAAGTTACTAGAGCTTCAGTCATTTGTTAGTGAAACGATAGGTACAATATCATTACATAATACTTCCACTCGACTGCCAGGTCTAAACGTAAACCCAGCTTTCATAATTTCAGTACATTTAAGAGCACGAACAAGTTCGTAATCAAGACGCATTTTTTGTTCATGCTTACGTGCAATAGCTTTGCAGGTTTCAATCATACCACCATCCAGTGGTACTGAAAAGTTTAGCTGTACGCCATAGTTATTGCTACGTACGTACCCAGTGTAATCATGAGGAATAGTATCGTTGCCCATATAAAAGGGCGAGAATTGCATGGTGGTTCCATTACAACTGTTATTTGCTGCAAAGTATTGACGAGACGGTGCTCCATTGTTTTGGAATTGCACCGCCTGATTAGTCACATTACCTGTAGCTGCTGCCACAGGATTTGATGTATTTTGAACCTTCGGTTCTTCGTTAGCAAACGCAGGGCTTACTGAGAGAAGACCGACAAGGAAGTAGTAGTAGAGACCTGTTCGATAGTTTCGGTGACCAGGCTGTCTTGAATTTTCCCGGCTGATCTTGTTACAATCTCTAGTTGAAATTGATCGCCAGCAGTGTGGACTGAATAGGTTGTAGCGGTATCTGCTATGTCCCCGCTTGGGACTACATTTGTTCCAGACCATGATGAATAATCGCCACCATAAACATTAGTCGCAATGGTGCGGTCAATATCAATGGTGGTAGTAGTAGTGGATTGCATCGAACCTTGAGTAAAGTTCGGTGTTACTTGTGCGGCTGCAGGGCTAGCCAGCATCATCAACAAAATAAGACGCTTCATTCTTCTTTCTTTTTAGGTTCAGGAGGTTTAGGATTCGTTTTAGTGTTAGATGTAGTCAGGCCAAAAGTAGCAAGTGCACCAGTAAATACGCTAGCAACAAAGGTTATATCGCCACCACTTTGTCCCTTTTTAATCATAGGGATGTCAACGTAATTAAGGGTGATAATAAAACCACTCCATACGACAACACCTAGACGGACAAAGGTGCCAAGGATCTGTAATTCATCCTCAGTATTTTCCTTAACTTTTTCTAGGAAGCCTTTGGTTCCTTCTTTTTTGTTAGCTTGTTCCATGTAGTTTTCATGATGGGTTTCATAACCATCACCAAATATTTAAACAAAGAAGTAGCGGCAAGGGTGGCAGCAACACTAATAAATGCTGTTGTAGCTGCTGTAGTCATGATAGTAGTTGTAGGCATTGGTACCTCAATATCCGTAAACGGAATCTCTACTATCTGAGCTTCAGGTGGTAAGTTTATATTCGGTTTTGTAGGTTGTTTCGTAGGAGCAGTTCTCTCCTCCTTTTGTGGAGGTTCGTCTTCCGTGTTAATCCCTTCAATACCTGGAGGTGGCCTGAGGGTGTTAGGAGGGACTACAAGGGGCTTGTAACTAGGTAACTGAGCCCTTGGTACCTCCAGCACCACATCAGGCATTACAGGCGCTTCTGGAAGCGTTAGAGAAGGGAGAACCGGTGGTTCACTCCAGGGGTCCACCGAACAAACCGCGTTCGATAAACTTTACTGCTTGATCGTCTACAGTGTTATCGCTTTGCTCTGCCAGTTTGGCAAGCATGTCAACGATAAGACGCTTGACTTTTTCAGAGTTAAGGAATGAGAAAAGAATTGGACGGATAAGGGTGATCATGGTTCTTCAGGCCAAAGGGTAGTAGGATTGTCAATTAATGATTTTAATGCAGGTACATCTGCACAATTATTGATTTCAGTTTGACGTGTGTTACATGCAGAACGTACATCACGTCGGTAGTTAAACCAGTTGATAGGAACACTGCCACCCGTTTCACGTGCTTTAATCACACGCCAATCAGACGAAGCAAGCAGTGAACCTGCAGTGTCACTTTGCTTTTGTTTCCACAAAGTCTTCAAGTCGTCAAGATCTTTAGGATTATCTACACCCCAGTAGAAACGTTGATCCCAGGATTGACTGGTCTCAACAACTTCACTGATGCCAATAGCTTGCTTTTCTTCCAAAGTGGTCAAACGCAGCCAATTAGCAGGGTAGGAGATTCCATTGTGTGTAAATGCCCTGTCATATTGCAGGGTCTTACCATCAAGTTGTAGCATAGTTATTCTTGTTAATTAGCGTGCACGGGCGGTCTTGAAGGGATGCTCAGCAAAACACATATAAACGTATTCTTGACCACTTGTGTTTTGCAGCGCATATTGACTCTTCACCTTGAAACCATTAGAAAGAAAATCAAAGGACTGTGGGCCAGCCTGCTCTCCATTGCTTGATTGAGCAAGTAAAAAATCATCTACAAGATTAAATGTATTGCGGGCAGCATCCCAGATTCCCCAACTTTCAGTTCCTGTTGACTTCACCATCAACCACCTCGGCCTAAACCCGGTATACACAAACGGACCATCTGCGCTGCCGTTGCCGGTGTACGAACCAAACGCGCTATAGCCTTCGACAGGTGCAAAGCAGTAGGCGATGTATTTCTTACTGCTGGTGTTGACAACTTGAGCTGAACCAACGGTAAATACTGAAGATCCAGGTGCGGTGTCGTTCCATGACCCAGTCGTACCGGCTGCAGCAGTGTCGTTAAGGATTAAATTTTGAGTCGCCGGAATAGCCGAGTGGTGCACAGTCCAAGACTGATTAGCTGTCTGCGTGTCTCGTGACTTGAGCAGAATCAGCTCCGGAACAGCGTTCAACGAATGGCCGATCGTCGCCCCTGCGGTTCCATTTCCTGTGTACGAAACTATGCTGAAGCCGCTTGCGGCTGAGGCTCTGACAGTTGAAGCGATGCTGCCGTCAGTGT